GGCTCTGGCGAACCAACATAGTTCCAGCCGAGCTGTTTATATATAGCGTGTAGCCCCGGATACATCTTTGCCAGTTCACCACGCCGATACTCTATGACACGCTGACTTACAAAGTCGTAGGTTTGCAGCATCTTTTTTCTTGTTTCTTCGTCCAGCAATGGATCTTCAATCTCTAAGCTCTTGGAAACAAGCCACTTTAAGGAGTTCTGATACTGCTCCTCGTTTTCAATCCTTTTCCCCATGGTCATTCCGCCTTTTTAGGAAGCTCCACGTATCTCTGCACCCACCATTCGAACTTATATTTAAACCTGTTTTCGCCTACGTTCCGGCCCTTGGCAAAATAAGAACGGATAACTTTTGTATTGTTCTCCTTCTCTCCGTTATGCCAAAGAAACTCTACTACATCAGCATCTTGTTCGATCGAACCGGATTCCTTGAGATCGGAAAGCATGGGCTCTTCCCGGTTTTCACTAGCACGGGTCATTTGTGATAGCATGATAAAGCAAAATTTATACCTTCTTGCCATCTGTTTGGCAGCAGATGTAACCCGACCTATGGCCTGTGCTCTGTTTTCATTCTTACGTTGAGGAACCTTCATGATTTGAAGGTAATCCACAAAAACGGCAGCCACTTTTCCATGTTTTTTCTTGAACCTTCGAACAGTGGTCTGAACTTCCTCAATAGTCACCGATGCTTTGTCCTGAATATAGATGGGGAGCGTATCGAGCGTATTAAGAGCCCTTTCTATTTTCTCCCATTCCTTATCAGTTAGCTCCTCTTTTTTCTGAGTCAGGCGGATGTAATTGACTCCGGATATGTTAGAAACCAAGCGATCTTTGAGTTCATTCGCACCCATTTCTTGGCTGAAAAAGAGGACACACCCACCATCTGGATTGTTTTTTGCAACACCGTAGGCAAGTTGTAATGCCTTTGCTGTTTTCCCGACCGAAGGCCTCCCTGCAAGGATATAGAGCCAACCCCGCCAGAGCATTGCCCATTCGTCAAACTGTTTAAAGCCGGAATAAATCTTTTCTGCCTTACTTTTCAGATGCTTCCGGTAGTCCTCTCGGGTATCCGACATGGATTTCATCTCCCCAGACTCTTGAGGGCGGATATTCGTCACCAAATCTTCCACAGCAGAAAACATGTCTTCGTCTGATTCATGCTCTCCTGATGCCACCTCTCTGATCTCATCAGAAAGCTCCATGAGTCTCTTTCTATGCCCATTCTTCCTGACGATCTGAGCTGAGTTAACAACGGCTGCCCTTGACGTGCTGGCGCAAGCCGCTACGAGCTGAGAAAGATATTCTACCCCTCCTATTTCGTGGAGTCTTTTCCTCCGGTTGAATATTTCCGTTACGCTCAGCACGTCTACGGGTTTGTCTATTCCGTCCAAATACAAAGCTACTTTCCAGATCAGTTCGTGCCTTTCTTGAGTAAAATCCCGTGGCTCCAAAAAGCGGATGTCATCAATGCGCTCTGAGTCTATTAGAATGGCACCAAGCACAGATTGTTCTGCGAAGATATTTCCCTCAATGTGGTTTGAAGGTGAATGCCGCTGGGTCATTTCCATCTGCCACCCACTCCCTGAACGCTTCTTCTTTTGCTATTTCTAGCTGTCTATCTTTGCTTATTTGGACTGGCTGCCTACCTTTTTCGCTGGCTCTCATCTTTATAGCCAGATCAGCGAATTTTTCTCTGAGCTTTTTAGCACTCAGGATGTTTGTTTTCCAAAATGGGTCTGTGGTGACCCAATCCATTACTTCTTTGGCAAGCTTTTTATCTACCTTGTCAAGCTCCACAATCTTCCGAAATTCATCCGCCCATTTCTGCATATCTGCTTTCAAAACTAAATGCTGCAACCCCTCGGCTTCTGCAACTGCAGATACCCGGTTATAAAAATATTGGGCCATTTTGAAGTAGGTGCTGTCCTCCGGATATTTTTTATTTTTCTTTTTAGTAGGAGGTGTTACTTTACTGTTACTTCTATCCTCAGTTTCCTGATAAATTTCCCAATTTATAACGGTTATCAGTGTATATTGTCTGTTACCACGTTCAATTGTTATCATTTCGTTTTTCTCAAGCCAATCCAGGACAGTTGATATAGTTTTAGGGTTTGGCTCTTTCCAGACAGCTCTTTCATAATAACCAACTCCATTTGCTATATTCCTGATTGACGTAAGGCACTGCCCTCGCTTGATTTTCAACCTCGATCCGTCATTCATGGGAATATCATTGTCCTGGTGATTAGCTTGATACTTAAGCCATTGCCACACCCGGTGATACAGGGGCGGCATTAACCATATGTCAGATCTCAGTTCTTGTCGGTAATCCTTAATGTACCCGTACCCCTGCATTCACCTCACCTTCTTAAGCTTGTTTATAAAAGGGAACAACCGCGTCTACTATACGCTTCGTCAGTATCTCAGTGTCTTTCTCGTCACTTCCGGTTGATGGTTCATCAAACCAAAAGCCGACTTCTTTTTTTATAGCCATTCGCAGAGCGCCATTCCGTTTTTCTTCTTCCAATTCTCTTTTTGTTTTCTCAAGCTCTTCTTTCAATTCGTTGTATTCTGTCTCAGAGTAAATTTTTTCTTCTGGAAGTTCGATACAATAGTAACCGGGGATTTCCATCCCAGAGTGATCTCCGGCGATAATTTGATATGCATCATATTTAAGAGGCATTGAAAATTTCCTTACTACGAAAATCTCACCCTTGCACAGGATTGTTTGACCAGACTCATATTCTTTAATCATTCTGATTTTCATGCAATTACCTCCAAGTGATAATGGGTACCTTCATTTAGCCCCTTTCTGGAAAGGGCTCTTTTTATTGTTGCCTCTGCCAGTGCGGGCAGGTTGTTGTTTGATGAAAGATGGGTAAGGTAGATATGCTCACCTCGACCCGTCACAAGTTGTTTCAATGCCGCGGCTGTCTGAGCGTTGCTGAGATGGCCAATGTCACTAATGATCCGCCCCTTAACACTGTTGGGGTAGGATGACATCTCTACCATATCGGGATCATGGTTTGCCTCGATGACAAAAACCGAAGAGCCCGTCAGCATTTTCAACATATTTTCATCTACTTTCCCAGTGTCCAGTACCACACAACAGCGTTTTCCGGAACGATCCTCTATAGCGTATCCTAGCGGCTCATAGGCATCATGATGAGTTGAGAAAGGGTAAAGCTTAACCTCCCCAAGTTCAACCGCTGTATAATCCCCAGAATGCCTCATGATGAACCTGCAAAGATCATCATCTACAGAATCGATGTCTTTCCATTCCCCTTCTGACGCATAGACCGGAATCTTGTATTTGTTTGCAAGCGGCAATCCTTTTGTATGGTCTGCATGAGCATGAGTAATGAAGATAGCTTTGATTTGGGTAGGATCAATGTCGTTTTCTAGTAATCTCTTTTCTATTTTCGTCTTTGGGAGACCAGCATCTATCAAGATGCCAGTCTCGCCCGATTGAATGTGAATGCAATTACCTGTACTACCGGATGCCAAGATTTTTACGTTCATGTCATGTTCTCCTTAGATCGGCAGTGCGTCATCATCCGCAGACTCTTTTTCTTGTATATGAAGGTCCATCACTTTCAGGAGGCCAGTCATCTCTTGGACAGTTGGCTTGTTGCCCTTCATCTTGCAATGTTCAGAAAGGTAGGCTTCAACCTCTTCTTTCTTGGTAATACCGAGTTTCTTAAACTTCTCTTTCATTTCATCTCGAAGTTTTATTATCTTTTTGTCCTCTGTTTCAGGTTCTTGCTGTTTAGATTGCTCTAGCTTCGGCTCAGGTGAAGTAGCAGTGACATCTACTTCCTGCGTAATATCTTTTCTAGTAGGCTCATAGGCAGGAATATCCTCAGATGGTGTTTGGTACGGTTCGTCTCCGAATTCCAAACCATATTGTTTTTTTAAAGCCCGTTGCTCTACATGCTTTCCAAACATATCCGCCGTCCACTTATTCCAGTTATCTTTGTTTTGCCCTGTAAACATGTG